GGGTTTTTCAATATTCACATACAAAAAGCATAAGAATATCCGGTAATTTCAAAAAAACTGCAGGTACCGGTTCTATGTTTAGAAGCACTTCACGCCCCCTTGAATTTTGCGAGGTTCTCGGAACCATTACGTTTAAATCAAATGGCTCGTTGATTTCTTCTGATGGTTATAAATCTGGCGCAATTCTTCATTTAGGATATGCGGGAGTAGCGTGTACTCCATCCCAAGCAAATGCTTCCGAAACTCGACTTTCAAAAATCTATGTAGGCCCTGGAGAGTCAGAATCTGGCGACCAAGCCATCCTTGACCAATACCTTGCTGATACGGATTGGGCGGCTTACTCGTCCAAACTTGATTTGTGGTACAACTACACGGGAGATTATAAAGAGTAAAACCAATTAAACAATAATGCTATGGACAAAAAAACATTTATGATTCGGGTCGCCATTTGGACGGCTGTCGTGGTTGCGGTGATTCTCACCATCGTTTATTTCGTTGCTCCGAACATCGAGGGTAGCGTTGGCGAGAACATCGGGAAGTACGTTATCATGTGGGTTGGCCTCACGGCCATTTGCGAAGCCCTCATGTATACGGTCGGACAAGTCATCTACGACTTTTGGGTTCGCCCGAAGGTTGAGAAGAAGAAGGAGGAGAAGGAGAAATGAGATACCGGATTCTCGGCGACCGAGTCAAATTGTTTGACTCCTATCTTGTCCAGAAAGCGAAGATGTCCATGGAACTTGGCATGATCCGGAACCTCCATCCGACGTGTCGCTTGTGGCATCGGAGCGAAGGGTCTATCAAGAGGGAATGGGCGGCGCACACCTTGGCCTACAACCTCGGGATCAAGCGCGAAAAGACCGCCGATGCCGACCTGAACTACGAGCAGAAGTGGTATGAGAAACTCGCATACGGGGTAGTCGGAACGATTGCCCTGTGGGTGATAAAATAACGAACCTATGAGACAGCCTGACATTGGAGCGACAACAAACAATGTTGTAGAGGGCGGCGTAGTCGCCGCAACAGTTGCCGTATTACAAAAAACCGTACTCGCTATGATTCCTTTTGCGCTGCCCGCGCTGGTTCTGATAGCCTTGGACCTTTGGTTCGGGGTCAAGGCATCCCGCCACCGATACAAGAAATACAAACGTGCCGATGATAGGGTTACATTCTCAAAGGCGCTCCGGGGGACGACGGGGAAGGTGTTTGAGTTCGCCGCATGGCTCATTCTTGCCTCGTCAATGTCGATTGCCTTCGAGAAAGATTGGATTCAATGGGCTACCCTCGCCCTGGTTTATGTTAACGAAATCGGCTCCATCATCGGGAATTACCTCTGCACGAAGGACATTGAGTTTTCCTTGCTTGGATTCCTCCGGGCTGTATTGGTGTTCGTAGGCCGCTGGGTTGGTAGTAAGATTGGCATCGTGACGGATGATGTCACCTTTGACGATGTGCTCAAGCCCGCGAAACAAGGACGGAACGAAAAGGGTCAGTTCACCACAAAGAAAAACGCTAAAAGGAAATGAAGATTCTTATAGACAACGGTCACGGAGCGTCAACGCCTGGCAAGCGATCACCGGATGGCGCTCTCAGGGAGTACAAGTGGTGCAGAGAGGTCGCACGGATGGTTTGCGATCAACTCCAGGCGGAAGGATTTGATGCATCCTTGCTCGTTCCGGAAGATAGTGACATATCACTTGCGGAACGGTGTCGCCGTGCTAACAAGCATCCGAAGAAAAGCACCATCCTCGTCAGTATTCACAACAACGCTTCCGGTAACGGCTCCCGCTGGATGAGCGCAAGAGGATGGTCCATCTACACGACGAAGGGCATCACCGAAGCGGACAGGCTCGCCGAATGTATCTGGAAAAAGGCAAAGAGAACGTTCCGCTCTCCGCTTACGGTTAGGTCATATTCCAACGCGAAGATGGGCAACGACTACGAGGAGAATTTCTACATCCTTCTTCACTCGTATTGCCCGGCTGTCCTGATCGAGAATTTCTTCCAGGATAACAAGGAGGACGTCGCCTATCTTCTTACAAACGAAGGGAAGGCGACTTGTGCCGAGGTGATTGTCGAAGGGATTAAATCTTACATTCAATGATCTACTGGGTAACAACCGAGTCCGGTTTTCGTATCGGACCGTATGGCGATTACGCCGCAGCCTGGAATGCGGCACTTATAAATTTCGGAATGGAAGGATGGATCATTTCAAGCACAAAATAGGGAGATGGCGGGGAATACTATGTTTAACCGGGTTTATGTTTATCTTCCCCGCCTGCTCCCATAAAATTGTCGAAAGGCTCGTCACCGTGACGAATACAGAGGTTCGTGACTCTCTTGCTTGGAGGGACACAACGATCTATGTTCCAATCCCTCTCGAGTCGGACCAAGCTATTGTCCATGTGGGGGACACATCTCACCGGGAAACGAGTGTCGCTGAATCTGACGCATGGATAGGAAAGGATGGGATGATCCACCACTCGCTTCGGAACAAGGCAGACGCAAGACTGTCTTACAACCTGAAGATGCCGGAGCGGTGGCTCTACACAAACGTCACAAACACAAAAGAACACGAGCAAGGCATCATAAAGGAGATTAAGGTAGAGAAACCATTGTCTTGGTGGCAGAAGTTCCGTCTAAAAGCGTTTTGGTGGCTTCTCGGCGGTCTTATTCTAAGTTTTGGTTGGATATTTAGAAAACCTCTTATTCATACTCTAAAACTATGGCTGAAATTGTAATAGCGGCTATGCTGCTCTTCACGAACAAGGCATACATAAAGCCGGACGAGATTAGTGTCCCGAAACTTTATGCAGAGAAGATTAAATAATGTCTAAGGCTAAGGTAAAAGTAAAAGTCAAGTCCGTCAGAAAAGGGTCCGGCACGCTTCTTGCAAGTGTGCCTATCACCGTTGTTAGGAACGATAACCCGAGCGGGGAAAGGATGTTCCAGACAAGGGCGCAGTTGATAACGCATATTCGTCGTGGCACAAGACCGAAAACCTTTAGACCTCGAAGGGCTCGTTAAGAAACTCAGATATGTAACATTGGCAGTACAGCTGATGCCGTTTGTCTATACCGGCCTATATCTTGTCTCCATTTCTGCGTCTTATGTGATTTCGGAAGAATATATCTGGATCCTGGACACTCTCTTCTATGTCTCGCCGGTAATTATCTGCGCTTTCCTTGTCCTCTCCAAACTTCTTCGCCTTTGTAATTGGCACAAGACGGCCTGCGTCTTGCCTTTACTTCCGCAGATCGTATCCTTTATCGATTACTATATCATCGAGCTCACTGAAATTGCCGCCCAGGTTAACATAATATTATTCGGGTCTATGGCGGTCCTTCTACTTCTCGCCGCATATAACGTCTTTATGAAATAATATGGAAAAGGAATATCTAATTGAGCTGCTAGACTTATTTAAGGTACAACTAAAAAACGGAAGTTGTACGAAAGAGCAAGAGGACGCGCTTTACCATGCGCTTTCTGAGGTCATGCCGGTCGGAGCTACAGTGGAAGACATTTCTGAGCACTTCGGAAAATCCAGGGACGCAGTTCACAGCGTGATCAAGAACAAGATGTTCTCAAAACCGAAGCGCAATGTGACTCTTTACAATTTCAAGGAATTCTGTAAAAGGATACCATCATCTTGGCGAAAGCCTCGCTGATTATCAGTAACATAGTTTAATCTTGCCCACGCCTTCAACGGTGTGGGCTTTTTCGTCAACTTTGCGGTACGGTAGAACAGTTCTATCGGATAATTTCTAACCTTAAAACCACATACTATGGCAGAAGATCGTAGTACTATCATTCTCCCGGATAACAGCCAGCATCCTGGCTACGCGTATCCGGCATTTGGGGGCTTGGGCAACGGCTTCGGCTCCTTCAACTCCATCGCAGATCTCTTTGGTCTTGCAATTATCGCTTCCATGTTCGGCTGGGGCAACAACGGTTTCGGTGGCTTCGGCGGCGGCTGGGGAGGCAACGGCACTGCTGGCTTCCTTTCCAACCAGCTCAATAACGACAGCGGCAGAGAGCTGATCATGAACGCTATCAACGCGCAGGGTGAGGCTTCCCGTACGGCTGTCTCCAACCTCGCGACCGCTCTCGGTCAGGACTTCAACCTCGTCAACAGCGGCGTGCAGAACGTCCAGAACGCGCTCCAGAGTCTTGCTCTCCAGCAGGCGGTCTCCGTCCCTCAGATCATGAACTCCATCGCTTCCGGCGACGCCAGCATCATCAGCGCCTTCCAAAAGTGCTGCTGCGACAATCAGCT